CACAAGTATGATGAATGTCTTTAGTAACTTGGATCAAGTCTTGGATGACGATTTCAGACACCCGATCCCAATGGGAATACCTGGTATTGACAGACTACTTAAAGGTGGTTTAGCTAAAGGAGAAATAGGTGTAGTTCTAGCCCCAACAGGGGTAGGTAAATCTACACTACTAACAAAAATTTCAAACCACGCATTCAACATGGGATATAACGTTCTTCAAATCTTTTTTGAAGATAATCCAAAGATAATTCAGAGAAAACATTTTACTCTTTGGACTAAGATTCATCCTGACGAATTGTCAGAAAAAAAGGACGATGTAATGAATAAAGTGGATGAAATTCAGAAGACAATGACTAACAAATTAATCCTCAAAAAATTACCATCTGATACCGTAACTATGATGCAAATCAAAAACCAAATCAGAAAAATGATTGCTGATGGAACAAAAATTGATATGGTTCTGTTAGATTATATTGATTGTGTCGTTCCAGATAAGAATTTAGGTGATGAATGGAAGAGTGAAGGTTCGGTAATGAGAGGATTTGAGGCGATGTGTCACGAACTTAATATAGTTGGGTGGACAGCAACTCAAGGTAATAGAAACTCAATCTCATCTGAAGTTGTGACAACAGATCAGATGGGTGGTTCTATTAAAAAGGCTCAAGTGGGTCACGTTATTATTTCGGTTGCAAAAACTCTACAACAAAAAGAGTTAAAATTGGCAACCATTGCTATCACCAAGTCAAGGATTGGTGATGATGGAATCGTATTTGAAAACTGTAAGTTTGATAATGGTATGTTAGAAATTGATACCGAAAGCTCAATGACTTTCTTGGGTGTTGAAGAACAAAAAGAAGAAAGACAACGTTTGAGGGTTAAAGAACTTATGGAAAAAAGAAAGCAAAAAGAACAAAAAAATAATTAATAATTAAATTTTACAAAAAATGGATATTTCACAAAAAATTTTGAGTGATATTACGGTGTATATGAAATACGCTAAATTTATCCCTGAACTAAACAGAAGGGAAACATGGGAAGAATTGGTAACTCGTAACAAAGAGATGCACCAAAAAAAATACCCACAAATTAAGGAACAGATTGAAGAAGTATATCAAATGGTATATGATAAAAAAATCCTTCCATCAATGAGGTCATTACAGTTTGGTGGTAAACCAATTGAAATCTCACCAAACAGAGTTTATAACTGTGCTTATTTACCAATTGATCATACGGATGCATTTTCAGAGACAATGTTCTTATTGTTAGGTGGGACAGGGGTTGGATTCTCGGTTCAAAAACACCACGTAGATAAACTACCTGAAATTAAAAAACCAAACCCAAACAGAACAAGAAGATATCTTATTGGTGACTCTATTGAAGGATGGGCTGACGCAATCAAGGTTCTTATTGAATCATATTTAGGGACAAAATCATCAACACCAGTGTTTGATTTCTCTGATATTCGTCATAAAGGAGCGTTACTTGTAACTTCAGGTGGAAAAGCACCAGGACCTCAACCACTTAAAGATTGTATCCATAACATTACAAAAGTGTTGGATGCAAAACAAGAAGGAGAAAAACTAACCCCGATTGAAACTCACGATATTGTATGTCATATTGCAGATGCGGTATTAGCAGGTGGTATTCGTAGAGCGGCTCTTATCTCATTATTCAGCGCTGATGATGATGAAATGATTTCTTGTAAATCAGGTAATTGGTGGGAGAACAATCCACAAAGAGGTAGAGCAAATAACTCAGCAGTTCTTCTTCGTCACAAAGTAACACAAGAATATTTTATGGAACTTTGGAAACGAATTGAATTGTCAGGAGCTGGAGAGCCAGGAATCTACTTGTCAAATGACAAAGATTGGTGAACAAATCCTTGTTGTGAGATTGGACTTCGTCCTTATCAATTCTGTAATTTGTGTGAGGTAAATGCTTCGGACATTGAGTCACAAGAAGATTTTGAAAAAAGAGTTAGGGGAGCCGCTTTTATCGGAACATTACAAGCGGGATATACTGACTTCCACTACCTACGTGATGTTTGGAAGAGAACAACTGAAAAAGACGCACTTATTGGTGTTGGTATGACAGGTATTGGTTCTGGTGTTGTTTTAGGTTATGATATGAAAGCAGCTGCACAAGCGGTAAAAGAAGAAAACGAAAGAGTTGCAAACCTCATCGGAATTAATAAAGCCGCAAGAACAACAACCGTTAAACCTTCAGGGACATCATCATTAGTATTGGGAACTTCTTCAGGAATTCACGCTTGGCATAATGACTATTATTTGAGAAGAATCCGTGTTGGTAAGAATGAGGCAATCTATACTTATTTGGCAATTAACCATCCAGAGTTGGTAGAAGACGAATACTTCCGTCCTCACGATACAGCTGTAATTACTATTCCACAGATGTCACCTGAAGGATCTATCCTACGATACGAATCAGTATTCCAAATGTTGGAAAGAGTAAAGAAGGTATCACAAGAATGGGTAAGAAGTGGACACAGAGGAGGACAAAACAGTCATAACGTATCTGCAACAGTTTCAATCAAAGAAGATGAGTGGGAACTTGTAGGTGATTGGATGTGGAAAAATCGTAAATATTATAATGGCTTATCTGTTCTACCTTATAATGGGGGGACTTACACACAAGCCCCTTTTGAGGACTGTAGTAAAGAAGATTTTGAAAGATTAGTTTCCACACTAAAAGATGTGGACTTAACGAAAGTTATTGAACTACAAGACAACACAGATTTACGTGGTGAGGTGGCTTGTGGGGCTAATGGATGTGAAATCGCTTAATTATGAAGGTAACTTGGGGTAATAACATAGCATTAACACAACAAGTATTGATTGCGTTCTATAATTTAAGAAAACAAAATGGATAATATGATACAGTCAGCATCAAAAGATTGGGTTCAAGAGCAATTTGTAAAGGAGTTTATTCGTCCTAAATTACAACCTACCGATTTTTATTGGGATGAAGGTAAAATGGTTATGTCAGAATCTTACCATATTAGAAGAGGAAGTTGTTGCGGTAATAAATGTAAACATTGCCCATATGAACCCAGTTATCAAAAAGGAAACACAAATGTAAAAGAATCACTGAGAAATCAGTGATTTTTTTATTTAATTAAAAATATTCTAACAGTATATTTATTTGATATGGCAAATGGTATTACATATGGGATAAATTTTCCTTTTTTAGATTCGTATGTTGGGAAATATTTAGATTGTTCCGACACTACAGATGAAGAGATAAGAACTAATTTGGTTCACTTACTTTTAAGTAGAAAGGGAACAAGATATTTTTTACCTGATTTTGGTAGTAGATTGTATGAATATATATTTGAACCATTAGATGGACCTACGTTTTCAGAGATTGAAGAAGAAATCAGACAATCAGTTGAAACATATCTTCCGGGTATCACTATTACAAATATAAAAATAACCGACGGGTCAATGGGGGAAGAAAATAAAGGAACATATGTGAATGGTGAAGGAGATAGAGAGTTTACCGTGACTAATATATCACAACTTGAACATACCGCAAAAATAAGAATAGATTATAAAAACACCAATTCAGCATTTGAATCAAGTGATTTTGTAATCATTAATGTATAAAAGATATGGCTAATAAAAAAATATCATACACAACCAGAGATTTTCAGGGGATAAGAACCGAACTGATAAATTTTACAAGAACTTATTATCCTGATCTTATCCAAAACTTTAATGATGCGGGGGTATTTTCGGTGTTCTTAGATTTAAACGCCGCGGTTACCGACAACCTACATTTTAATATTGATAGAAGTATCCAAGAAACGGTTTTACAATATGCACAACAAAAGTCATCAATATATAATATCGCCAGAACTTATGGTTTAAAAATACCGGGACAAAGACCTTCTGTTGCTTTAGTTGATTTATCAATAACCGTTCCAGCATTTGGGGATAGAGAAGATTTAAGGTATTGTGGTGTATTAAGAAGAGGATCTCAAGTGAATGGTGCTGGACAACCATTTGAAACAGTATATGATATTGATGACTTTTGTTGCGCATATTGTA